GGGTTCTCTTTGGGACATGTCCCACGATCCTACATGGACCGTTTAGCTGGTGAATTTACACCGTAATGAGCCGATTTAGCCCGGCCACGCTTAACACTATCCGGATCGCAGCCACGAGGAGCTCGTATGACACAAACTGCTAAGAGAACACTTGCACTGAATTACCGCCTATCGTCTTATCGGTTCTTCCAACCCTTCCCAGGGGATGGATATTCCGAGACGTCGAGTCGGTGGTTTATCAATGCTGTGAACTTGGCGTTTGTGCAGAAGAACTCGGTTTCTACTCCGGGTTACTTTCATCTACGAGCAACTGGTCAGGTTCTCCCTACGAACAACTTCTCCTATGTTCGTTATACGAACACTGGGAGTCGTGGGTCGTTTACCTCTAGACTCTTCCCTAACGGGACGGGTTGGAGTTATGAGAACCACTCGTATAGCCCCTGTATAATGGGGGGGCACTACGAGTTCGCGCCTAGTCGTTCAATCTACTCCGTTAATTCGAAGTTGGTTGAGAAGATGAAAGCGCACCAGTGGAACGTCCCTATCTTCCTTGCGGAAGCTAAGAAGACGTCAACCATGGTGGTGGAACGCGCTACTCAGTTGGCGAGGATGGTAAACGCTTTAAGGAAAGGTAACTTTCCGCAATTCGTTTCCCTCTTCCATCCGTCCGCGACCCCTCCGGGCCGTGGAGCTGAGAAGCGCTTCAATCGAGCTTTCGGACGTGACGCCCGTAAGGCAGCGTCAAGTACTTGGCTCGAATACCGCTATGGCTGGAAGCCATTTATGAAAGACGTTCAGGACGCGGTCAACACTGTTATGGATCAGGTCGAGAGACCCTCCTCTGGTGTAGGTCGTGTCCGGGCCCAGTCTAGCAACTCAACCATAACGGTTGAGCGTAATTCCCGTGTTTTTGTGGACACTGACGTGAATATCTATATTCGCGGAAATGTCATACTTGAGCTAACGGAATCTACGCGCGCGACTTGGGCTTTTCGTCCTTCAGCAGGGGCGACGCCAGGCCGTTTCGGCTTGGTTAACCCCTTGGAAGTAGCTTGGGAACTGATACCTCTCTCCTTCGTGGCAGATTGGTTCGCCCCCATCGGAAGCTACATCCGATCTCTAGATGTCCCGTACACTACGGAACACGTCGGTGGTTCGTATGGCACTCGTTGCGCTTCTGTGAGGAAGATCGTAGCGACCAAGTGCGAACGCATCGGCGCAAGTTGGAGTGGCTTTGATGGCACCTCAACCTGGCTAGAGGTAAAGAGACTGAAAATGCTGAATCTACCAACTCTCGAGTTAGCAGATATGCCTTTTCGATTTGACCTGGGGAGTGCGCAGGTGGCCTCGGCCATTGCACTGCTCCATCAGGCCCTATCACGTCTCGGTCGATAGACCTCGATGAGCCGCTTCACAGCGGCGCCCGGGTAACACTCGTTACTCGGAAACCAGATAGACGGTCATTCCGCCTGTCGTTGCAAGGTGTTTCTCATGACAGCTCAGGCTGCTATTGTTCTTAATGATGGTCAGTCCACTCCGGTCGCCCATACGTTTGCCCCTAAGGGCGCTCGTCAGGGCCCGGATAAGAAGGACGTGGCTCTTTGGCGTGATCAGTCACCCGTTAACTCGGTTGGCTTCCTCACGCTGACGGAGACCCACACCCCTCCCAACGGGAACGGGATGGAAAAGTTTCGATACGTCCTGGACGTACCGACTCTTGAGCAAGCCTCCTCAGGAGGTTTGTTCGATCCGCCCCCGACCCGCGCGTACGGCACCATCGGCGCGATCGAGGTTTGGGCTCACGCCCGAGCTTCCGACCAGGAGTTGAAAGACATCGCGGCTTACGTGAAGAACTTCACGGCCACGACGTACTTTCGTGATGCCATTGTGAATCGTGAACCCGCTTGGTGATAACACGAAGCCTCACCGCCGTAAGGCGGATAGGCCAGCTCGTGTCGTCGCTCGGCGGATATCGATCATCACCGTGGCGTTCATTGTCCTCGCGGACACTCCTGTAATACTTGACCTCGTCAAGGGGAAGCTATGCGTCATAGCCCAAAGAAACATCGCGCTGCCCTCAAACTAGCCGTAACACCGAGCATTGACCGTGAGGTCACTGCAAAGCAAACGGATCACCTAGTGAGGGATTTCCTCGAGCTCCTCAATTCACCGAGGGCTCTTGGAGTGTGGCTGCTTTACAAGTATCGGGAACACCGTCAACTTGTTGAGCTAAGGATCGATCCACTTCATTACGACGACGTCGACGACTTCCGTCGTGACTACGCCGCAGTGAAGTTTCTTTCTAAGTGTGATAACCTGGCGACAGGGATAAACACTGAGGAAGTTGCGATCCGTTCCGCCGTCGAGGCGGAAGCCATTTGCGCTGAGACCAACGCTCGACTTAGAGCCTGGAGCACGAGTGGTGGCGTGAGTCACCCTACGATGTGCGCGAAATTCCTTCGCGCGTCGCAGATCGTCTCTAGGATTTTGGGTCGGGTCCCAACGACGTTTCACGACGTCGGTTGGTCCTCCGGGCGGACTACGTCCGCTCACGACAAATGGATTGCTAGCATCTATAAATACGCTAGTGAACCAGACGTCACGTTATCGGCACGATCTCGGGCCTTGGCCCTTGTTCGTGATTCACCGCTGTGGGGGATGTCGCTCCTTCAGAGCGATGGCCCTTGTTCTCTGCTCCAAGGAGCATTGAACGTCATTGCGGGGAATACAATGATAACGGTTCCGAAGAACGCCAAGACTGACCGAACCATATGCTATGAACCGCATATGAATATTCGCCTACAGCTTGCTGTAGGGTCATTTATCCGCGACCGCCTCGCAAGAGTCGGCGTGAATTTGAATGATCAGTCTATCAACCAACGACGTGCTAAGCTGGGGTCCGAGACCTCAGCCTTCGCTACTATCGACCTATCGATGGCCAGTGACACGTTATCGGTCGAACTAGTTTATGAGCTGCTCCCGGTAGATTGGGTACTACTCCTAGATGACCTTCGATCGAAGTACACACTTTGGCCTGACGATCAGATTCGAAGGAACGAGAAGTTCTCCTCTATGGGGAACGGCTTTACCTTCGAACTTGAGTCTCTCATTTTTTACGCATTAGCGAGCGTAGAATCTGAGAACGTCAGCGTGTACGGTGATGATATAGTTGTTCCCACTGAGTCGTTTAAGGAGGTCGTAGACCTCCTGAACTTCTCGGGCTTTAGCGTCAACCACGCAAAAAGCTACGCAACCTCGTCGTTTCGAGAGAGTTGCGGCGGACACTATTTCGGCGGAATCTCTTGTAAACCAGTCTATCTTCGAAGTCTACCAAAGACAGTTGAAGATGTTCTGAAGCTCCATAACGCAGCTCGTGAGTTCTTCTCACTCAACCCCGTGAGGGGCCAGTGTGAGGTTCTAACGAGATGGAGGAACATCCATACATGTTACCATGGCCCTGCAGGCTATGGTGACGGCCACTACCATGTCGATTGGGATGCGGCTCTACCAAGAGCAGCGCACCAGTTGGATGGTTGGTGGTTTAAGACCTTTATCCGGGTTTCCCGGGTTAATAGGTTGTATGGCGATCAGGTGCACGGGGCCTTTCCCCGGCGGTTCGGAGCTGCTGCGCTATGTGCAGCTCTTGGGCCTAAGCGCCCGCGGAGTTTATTCTCCGCGAGTGCTGATCGACGGTTCTGGTATCACAAGAGCACTCGGATGTTGGCTAACTTCGTCTGGCCAACTGTTACCTGGGC